CCTCACCACACACCGATGTTAGGCCTTTGGCATTTAGCTAAGGCCGTTTCTGAGACAGTACTGTTTTTGTTTTATTTGGATAAGTCGTTGACCCCCAAAACCGATGAGGCGAAGGAACCCTCTGACGGAGTAGGCTCGGGCAACCTCGACTATGTCCTTGTAGACACAGCGGTACCCAAAAACAAAACAAAAAGCCCGAATGGGCAAACAAATTGTCTCACAAACATCAGTGTCCCTGTTATTTCACGTTTCGAGCTCAAGGAGAGTTGGATTGTCAGTTCGCGAGGATATGAGGTAGATCTTCCCCGGGTAGGTGGGGTACATCGACCTGAAGATGAGTCGGTCAGCATCGATGGGCGGTCCCAAGCCCTTGTAGCTGGAGGGGTCCCACAGACGGCGGTTGTGATTCACCATCCTTTTCTTTTCCCACGCGCGATGCTTTTCTGCGTCGCGTTTGTCGTCCTGGGAGGCTTCCCCTTCGGGGTGGAGTCTGCTAAGGTTGACGGTGGAGTCAAAGAGAAGGTTGATGCATTCCGCCGCCATCAGCCCCTCGTACACTTCCTCCCCCTGTATGTCGGGGAGTTCCGCGTACTCTGGCTCTGGGACCCGCCGCGAGGCGAGGTCCCAGACTTTCCATGGGACGTCCCTCTGGACGGCGGAGTCGATTGGTCTCTTCTTCTTCCAATTCCTCAGAATCATTCCTGCTACTCGCAGGTCTGTTTCCGAAGGGTGGAGGAAGCCGATGAGACCGACTCCGCCAATCCAGGTAGGGACGGCCCAGGGTGTGCATCCGTATGCAGCCAGGATGCTTCGGTGCTTCTCGATGAAGATCTTGTGCAACCTCTCATGGAGATGATCTGGGGCAAGTTCGAGGAGTTTCCGGTAGCGGGTGCCGATGTCGTTACTTGGTTCCTGCCGTCCTTTCAAGGTGACGGCTCCGCCGGACCGCTTCAGTCCGGCCAGGAGACCCATGTTCACGTACTTCACCTGCTCGTAGGGGAGTTGGCGCGTAACTGCTCGGCCACGG